GAGCCACGAACGAGGCGGAACGCGGGGCGTCGGCATTCCAAATCGCCGGACTTTTCAACGGCCTCACGCTGTCGGCCGGGTCGTGCGAGAAATACAGCGACGACACCCTGTCGGGCTGGGCTATTACGCTCAAAGAGGAGAAAGCGCCCCGTTCGGCGATGTTCCTCAACGCGGGTTCGCTCGCGGCCACCGAGGCGCTCATCAAAACGATGCTCACCCCCTCGGCGACGGAGTAATGCACTATGACCGTCAACGAGGCAAAAATCCTGTTATCGGACTTGAATAGGGGCTACAACACCCCCTATTCGAGCGCCGAACAGACTACTATCGAAAGACTTTATTACGAGGTCTTGGGAAAGCGATTGAACGGTTGCCGATGTCCCGACAAGTGGCACGACGCCGTGCTCGAAATCAACTCGTACATCAAAAAACACGGAAAAATGAAAGAGAAATCGAATTACATACTGCGTGCAGGGGTTATTCTGCAAATTGCAGGGTCTTCGGAAATTTACACGAACGACAATCTGACCGACGAGGTGGCCGCGGCGTTCCTCAAAGAGCACCCGAACGCCACCGGACGCTTCGAGGTTATCCCTACGGCGAAAAAGGATGCCGAAGCGCCGAAAACTGGCGGGGAATCGTCGGAACTCGAAGCTGCGCACAACCGTATCGCCATCCTCGAATCCGAGAAAGCGGAACTTGAAAGCCGTTGCACGGCATTGCAGGCCCGCATCGACGCCGCGGCGGCCACCGAAACGACAGCCACAGACGACAAGAAGCCCGGCAGCGATTCCGCCGGAGCCGAAAGCGCTGACGAAGCCGACGAACAGCCCGCCGGGAACGACGGAAATACTGCCGATAACGCTATCCGGGAGGCTATCGCCGCCGAACTCGTGGCCGGAAAATCGAAAACGGCCATCAAGCAGGAGTTGGCAGGCAAGGAGATCGGCGGCGTGAAGCTCACGCACCGCCTTATTTCCGACTACATCGAGAAGATCACCGCAGAGGAGTAACCACCCATGAACGTAAAGCACACAAAGAAGCCCGAAACGCGTGTAGACGTTAAATATTTGTCGTCGTTGGGTATCAAAACCTACGGCGACAATAACCTATACCCGCAAACGGTGCGCGATATTGTCGATTCGTCGCCCACAGGTCGCACCTGTGTCGAGCGACGTTCGACATATATCGAGGGAAACGGCCTTGCGTCGCAAGCACTGGCCGAAACCGTGTGCGACACGCGAGGGAATACGGTAGACGACGTACATCACTTGTGCGCCGACGATGTAGCCTACCAAGACGGCCTTGCCCTGCACGTCAATTACAATATTCTCGGACAGATCGTATCAATGGCGCATGTCCCATTCGAGAATTGCCGCCTTGAGGAGGAAGACGACGACGGTATTATCAGCCACATAGTCGTACATCCCGATTGGCGGGGTAAAAAGACGCGCGGCGGCAAGGCCGTAAAGGTAACCATCGAAACAATCGAGGTGTTCCCGGTCTTCAATCCGTCGCCCGATGTCGTGCAGTTGCAGATACAGGCCGCAGGCGGTATCGAATTCTACAAAGGGCAAATTCTCTACATTTCGCGCGCCGGACGTAACGCCTACCCCCTGCCGTTGGTCGACGTCGTATTAACCGACATGTCGACGGACGAGGGGCTTTCGAACGTTAATAACCGAAACGTCCGAAATAATTTCCTCACGGCGGGTATGCTCATCACGAAGCGCGGACAAGGCAGTAGCACAGTCGACGACGACAAAAACGGCGCATCGTCCGATGACGGATTCACGGAGGAATTCGAGAAACTGCAAGGCGATACAAATTCGCTCAAAATCATGCAGGTTGAGATCGAAACCGACGAGGATAAACCCGAATTCGTACCATTCAAGACGAATAACTACGACAAAGAATTTACGGCTACAACGAAAGCTGTAACCGACAACATCTATGCGGCGCTCAACCAAGAAACATTCGGAAGATTGCGCAGCGGCAGTATCGGGTTCACGGGCGATCTTGCGAACGACGTGAAGCGCGAATACTGCGAGCAGGTAGCGAAGCAGCAACGGATGTTGTCGCGTGCGTATCGGGCTATTTTCAGCCATTGGGAACCGAACACGATTCCGTACACCGGAGCGGGCGACGCCACCATCGAACCACTCGTAAAATCTATTGCAAACGATGCGACATCTGATTGAACCGCACGACGTCGATAAATACGCCCGCCCCTGCGATATGGACGACGAGATTATCGCCCGCGCTATCGAAGAGGCCGAATTGCTCGACGTCAAACCGAAGCTGGGCGACGAACTGTTCATGCGGCTGCTTACGCATGTACAATTCGCCGTACTCCTTAACGGCGGCGAATATACCGACGAATGCGGGAACCAGCGGCATTTCGTCGGTTTGCGTCGAACGCTGGCGTACTATGTTTGGGCGCGCCTCGTCAAAACGGGCGTAAACCATTTGACACGCTTCGGCTTCGTGCAGAAGCGCGACGAGTATTCACAGGCGACCGAATACCGCGAGCGGCAAACGGCGTACAACGATGCTTTCGCTATCGCTGACGGTTATATGAAAGAGTGCCTTGCCTACATCCAAGCAAAGCCGGAAATCTTCGCTGATTATACGCTGAAAGGGAAAGTCAGGGCCAATCGAACGAAATTCAAAATTTTAGGCAATTAACTATGTATGACATCAAATTAGGGCAGGGATGCGGCATCAAGGCTACGATGTTGACCCCGGCAGGCGGCATCTGCGATCTGCGCCGGGCGCGCTATATAGCAGCGTCGCTTGTGTTGCCGTCCGGTGCAACCATGAACTGTGAGGACATCGCGTTTAACGAGGTTACGAACGGCGTCTATGTCCGCTTGCTCGGAACCCGCGAACTGACTACCACGGGACAATATGGTATCGTCTTCAATGTCAAGCTGGAAGACAAGACGATGTATTCAACGCCCGTTGTGCGGTTTGCAGAGGTCAAAGAAGACGCCCCGACAGGCTATCACGAACTGACGCTATCGCTGTCGCTTACCGTCGTCAATTTCCCGGACAATGTTTCCTATACGGGAGCGTCGCCAAAGATCGGCGACAAAAATACATGGCTGGTCTACGACGATAACCTCAATGCGTATGTCGATACGGGTATTGAGGTCGGATATGCAAACCTGCTGTCCCGCTACGACGGTAAGTTTGCCGAAATCGTCGTACCCTGCACCGAGGCAACCAAAGCAGCGGCGGCCGCTACGGTCGCAGCCAACAACGCAGCAACGGCGGCGAATACGGAAGCGGGCAAGGCGGCGGCCGCAGCAGCAGCGGGGAATGCTGCCGCTGGAAAAGCCAATACCGCAACGACTGCCGCCAACAACGCAACAGCAGCAGCGAATGTCGCAACCGAAAAGGCCAAGAACGCGACGACCGCCGCCAACGAAGGAGCCGCCGCAGCGCAGGGCGTCGTCGAATCATACGATGACGTTATCAATACGCTCGCGCATTCCGACTGTACCCTCGACGAACGGGTCGAGGCGCTCGAAAAGGCGCTTATAGCCGTTTTGTCGGGCGCCGTCGTGATTCCCAAATTGCAGGTCAAGGAGTTGAACGTATGGGGCGATAACAACCTTGCACCCGTCGGCGACGGCGCACCGACGAAAGCCCCGGACAGGGCCGGACAGTTCTACATCGACAAGACCGCCCGCACACTCTATTTCTCAACGGGAAATGCGGCCGTGTCCGACTGGAAAATTCAATAACGCAAACGGAATATGTCACAGGTTAACAAATACGCAGATCGGGCCGCTTATACGGCCGACACGAAACGTCTTTCGACGAAATCGGCCGTTTCGTTCATCGAAAATGAAACGACAACGATTTACGACGGCGTGAATACCGTCGTCGGGAAATCGGCCGCCGCCATCGGCGACCTCGCTGTTTTCGACAAAACGGACGGGGTTATCAAATACATCAAAAGTGCAACGATTGCCAAGGCGCAGATTCCGGCGAATCTTGTTCCGTTGGCCGTCGTCTATGCACGACGGGGTGAACAGCTATTGATCGTATCGCTCGACAATGTTTCGGGCGGTATCCGCTGGGCGCACACCTACGAGGTCGCATTGTCGGGTTTCGATCTCGCTGCGGGCGGAACAATCGTGCTGAAGCTCGGTTCCGACCCTGCCGCCGCAGAGGTGTCGATAGCGTATGCCGCAGGCGCAACGCTCGCGGACGTCGCGTCAGCGATCAACGCCATACTCAAGGGAACCCCCAATTACTCGTCGGCGGAGTACGGGGGCTGGGTAGCAACTGCTGCGGATAATTTCGTCGTGATGGGTTCGAACACTTATAACGCCTCCCGTGCGGCGATTGCCGTTGTCAGCGGTTGTCAGATCACAAGGACGCCGGAAGACGTTAACTATCAAACAACGTTGACGGGGGTGTTGATCGAGGGGTCGACTGAATATGTCCGCCGCAACAACGGCGTTAATTCGTCGTTTGCAGGCTGCAATCCCGAAAAATTCCTGCAATACTATTCGGCCAACGGAACCGATGCCACAGGAATCACCCCCGGAAGCAGCACCATAATTCGGGAAAGTGCCTTTACGGAAGAAGCCAACCCGGAACTGGTCGCCGCCTATCCGACTTACCGGGATTATCTGTTCAGAGAACATTTGCTGCAATATCCCGCAGCCTACGGCGCGCTGCTTCGTGACGGCAAGACGAACACCGCAAAGATCGGCGGCCTGCGGTTCGTCGACATCCACGGCGAAAGCGTTCCCCGTTATCCGGCTGTTGCGGCAGCTCTCGACTACGGCGTCACGGTAGAGGGCGCAACTACCGGACTTGAAGCGGGCGCGTGGTGGCTGCCGTCCGTCGATGAAGTCTACCTGCTTATGCACGACCGCGTGTTAACGTCCGCCGAGCGGGAAAGCGACCCCGTAAACCGCACGCTGTCACGCCTCGGTAAGACGACCTGCTACGGATCGGGTTATTATCCGTGGACATCGTGCGAGTACAATTCCTACGGCGCGTTCTTCTACTACGGCGGCGCGGGCAACATGGGCAACGGCAGCAAGTATGGCACAAACGCCGTGCGTCCGGTTTCCGCTTTGTAAAACAGTTTTCAAATTTTTAAT